AAGCCACGTTTTAATGCCTTTTACACCTTGTTAGGTGTAGCGATTAGTTAGCGATAAACTTAATAGAATGAAGAAAATAATATTGCATTTATGTGCAGACATAGGTAGCGACAGCAGATACTACCAATTAGACGATAACTACGAGGTTATAAAAATAGGAATAGAAATAGGTGTTCAAAATTATACACCTCTTAAAAATGTTTATGGTGTAATTGCCAATCCTGTATGCACTGAATTTAGTACAGCTAATGGATTTCATAAAGTAAACGACTTAAAGAAAGGTATGGAAATGGTTAATCATTGCTTTAGAATAACTGAAGAGTGTAAACCTAAATTTTGGGCAATGGAGAACCCCTCAACAGGCAGGTTAAAAGAGTTTTTGGGTAAACCTAAAATGACATACCAACCTTGGAGATATGGTAGCCCTTGGACCAAGAAAACAGCTTTATGGGGAAACTTTAAAATACCTATGCCATTGTATGATAATTGGGAAAATGTGCCAAAGAATGAAAAGCTATACATAAGACCGAATAGACCAAAACCATCTTTGGCTTTTTTGCATCACTCAAGTAAAGAATTAATACCTGAAATGGAATGGGCAAAGCATTTGATTAATGATGATATGAGTATAAGAAGTTGGTGTAGCCAAGGATTTGCTAAAGCATTTTACGAAGCGAATAAGTAAGTTACACCTAACAAAAGTATAAGCCACGTTTCAATGTGATTTATATAATGTTAAATAAATAATAAAATAAATAGAAACTATGATAAAAGCAACTTGGGTCAATGATGATGGAAACAGAATAACAATTGAAGCACCAGACAATGACATGGATAAATTAAATAAAAAAATAAAATATTATAATATTAACAACTATGAAGTATCATTTAAATAATAAAAAATAAATAATAATGGGATTAAATGCAAAGCAAAAGGGCAATAGATTTGAAAGGCAAATTTCAAAAATAATTAACAAGAAATTTGAAAATGCTAATTGCAGACGAACACCTCTATCAGGCGGCATGGATTTCAAAGGAGACATCTGTTCAATCAATGATAATAGTATAGTAAGTGAGTTTAGTTGGGAATGTAAGAACCAAGAAAAGCTAAACATTTGGAAGGCACTTGAGCAGTCAAGAAATGATGCACCACAAAGAACAATGCCAGTTGTGGTGTTTACTCGTAATTTTGAAACTGAATACGCTTGTATTGAATTTGAGGATTTTCTAAACATATTAAAAGAATTGGAGGACTTGAGAAATGGATGAAATATTAGATATAATAGCAGACATTATAGAGCAGTATAATAATACAGATATAATGAATGGAAAAGAATTAAACAATCTACTTAAAGAATTAACAACAGGGTTGTATTATCTTGAAACAATCAGAACAACGGCACAAAAACATTATGAGGGTATTATACATAATAAAGTTAATGAGGGTTTTTCTGTTGCCCGTGCAACTAATCAAGCGAATGTAGAAATTCCAGAAATGTATAAATTAAGACGTATATTAGAATCAGGATACAGAGTTGTTGATTCAATGCGGACTAATATTTCTTTTATTAAGTCGGAATTACATAATACAGCTTATTGAATCAATTGGAGGAGTTCAGAAATAAATAATTTTTACTATTTTTGTTTTGTGCTGAATAATAAAGAGATCAAAACAATTAGTAATTACATCCGAAACATTGGTTATCATTATAATGTGAAAAATTTAGAAGATTATCAGCAAGAGGTTTTGTTATCCCTATTAGAGAAAGGGCCAAATAAAATAAAAGAATTAAAAGAAAATGACAAATTAATGCATTATGTATACAAAATTTGTGTATTTCAAATATTATCAGTAAAAAGCGATTTCTATCGTAAATATATTTTTCAAAACAATTTTTTAGATATTAATGACGTAAAGCTAAAAAAGAAAGAAAGCTTTAATGAGGAAAAATTTATTGAGGTAATAAGTTCTTTAAATGGTGTTCATTCAAAGCTGTTGCAACAATTGATAGAATGTAGAGGCATAACGAGGTCATTGAGTGATAAATCTGATATTGCCTATACCTCTCTTTTGAGAATGATTAACAAAATGAAAGAAGAAATAAAAGAAAAATTTACATTATCAGAATTTTACGAATAAATATTTTATATTATGGAAGAAATACAAGTTATTGTTTTAATTATTACATTTGTTACAACGTGGGTTGATTATATAAGGCCATTAATTAATAAATTAGATTATAAACCTTTTAATTGTGGCTTTTGCCTATCCATTTGGATTAGCTTTGCTTTTTGTTTAATGGGGTTTGGGTTTTTTGTGATGTCAGCACCATTGTTTTTAAGAATTATTGAAAGACGTTTGTTATGAGTTTAGAAGAAATTATTAAAGTTTATAAAAGCACATTTGTTATTCCGGGTAAATATCATTTAAACTGGCTGAAAGAAAATGTTAATCCAGTTTTAAAAGAAATTGATAACAATATTAAGATCAATTGGGCCTGTTCAAATTGTGTAAAAAACTATATGAATATGCTTTTAGGTTGGTATGATCGCCAACAAATAAAATGTAAGGAAATAGAAATTAATAAACCCAAAAAACGTGGAAGACCAAAAAAGAATAAAGCAACAAATTAGCTATGGTTATTTTGTTGACGAAGATGGTTTGTATTATTATTCAGAAAAAGGTGGGGAGGTTTATGAGATTTTTGATATTAATGGAGTCGCAACGGCAACAATAGATTTTAATAAAATTGAAGTATTATTTTTAGCGTATATTTATGATGACAACAAAAGAAAAAAGAATTGAATTAGAATTAATGAAAAGAAGATTAACATACAAAGGAAAGCAAGTGTTTATAAAAAGCCTTTCATCAAACTACGCGATAGTGTCTTATAATAAAGATACAAGCGATAAAAAGTTTAAGGTTGATGTAAAACATTTGGCTGATTTAAAGTGAAGTTATCTAAAAAGGAAATAACAGAACAAAAACGTTTGCATGGTGCAAAGGCAGTTAATTTTTTTATGCGGTTTAATGAGGCCCAAAAAAAATGGAGATCATTACCTAATAATTTCATTTTAGAAGTTTTAAAAAATAGTGACGATTTACCAATTAATGGAGTTAATGAGACAAGAGTTAATAGAAGCTTCAGACGGAAAGTACGAAACCAGTTTCGAGTTGGAACGAGTAAAGATGGCAGAGGAACGAAAAACAATGCCTAAATTTGTAAAGGAACTAATTAAAAAGTATGGCCAAAAAGATAACACCTAAACAAAGGAAATTCGCTGAAGAGTACGTTAATACAGGCAACGCATCAGAGGCATATAGAAGGGCTTATAATGTTGGGAAAAATACCTCTATTGACACTATAAAAGTAAATTCAAGTAAATTATTATCAGAAACTAACATCTCACTAACAATTAAAGAACTACAAATTAAACAGGCTGAAAAATACGAAATAACCCGAACCCAAGTCGCAAAAGGTTATTTTGAAATAATTCAAGCTTGGCAATATTTGATGGATCTTGCATCAAATGAGAAGTTAACAAAGGAGCAGAAATCAAAATTTTATTTACTTAAAGACATGGTGAAAGGGTCTGATTATAGGGGGGCTTACGATTCACTTGCAAAAATGTTTGGGTTAAATGCTCCAGAAAAAAAAGAAATAGAGCAAAAGATTCAACAAATTAATATAAATGTTAAACGGAGAGATTGATATTGATGTAACAGAGGTTTTCGCTAAAAATTACGATTCACAAAAAAAAATCATTATAAATAGGGGGGGGACGAGGTCTTCTAAAACTTGGTCATTAAATCAATTATGTGCTTTATGGTTAATTACTGGCAATTATGGGCTGGGCCAATATGTACATGATGGCACTTGGACAACCGTTAGGAAATACAGAACTAATTTGGATGGGACGGTTATAAGAGATTTCGAGGAAATTTTAAAGAATAATAATTGGTATGAATATATAGAACACAATAAAACAAAAAAACAATACAAATACGGGAAACGACTTGTTGAGTTTATTGGAGCAGATGACGAACAAAAATTAAGAGGTGCAAAGCGTAATATTTTATATTGTAACGAGGCAAACGAGTTAGAATATAAACAGGAATTTTTTCAACTTTTAATGAGAACAGAAAATAAGATTTTTTTAGATTTTAACCCAGATGACGAGCAAGTTTGGATTAATCAAGAACTTGAAATTAAGCGTTCTAATGAGGTGGGGGATGTTCAAGTAATTGTTTCTAATTATAATGACAATTCCTATTTACCAGAGTCATTAATTAAAGAGATCGAATATTTACAGCAAACAGACAAGGAATTTTGGAAAATTTACGGATTAGGTGAGTACGGAAATATAAGTGGATTAATATTTGAAAACGTGAAATATATTAACACAATGCCAGATTGTAAATTAGTGGCGGTGGGGTTAGATTTTGGGTACTCGTTAGACCCATCGGCTGCAATAATGGTTTTTAAAAAAGACAAAGATTTATATTTAAAAGAAATTCTTTACGAAAAGGGATTAACAAATCAAGATTTGGCAAAGCGGTTAAAACCTATTATTGAGCATAATGAGGTTATTTGTGATAGTGCTGAACCAAAGTCAATTGAAGAACTATATCGTTTAGGAATTAATGCGAAACCGGCTGTTAAAGGAAAGGACTCAATTTTAAATGGAATTGACATACTAAAAAGATATAATTTAAATGTTGTAAATAGTAGTAATTTAAAGCGTGAATTAAGGACATATAAATGGGCCACAGATAAAAACGGGAATAGCCTACAAAAACCAATTGGCCCAGATCACCTCCTGGATGGGTTGAG